GGTAAAGTAATACCCGCGGATGACAACGCTGACGTACAGGTAGCCGAGATATTTAACGGTGTGGTGCGCCACATTGAGTATATGTCAGATGCCGACGTTGCGTATGACACAGCCTGCGACAACCAAGTCACTTACGGCGAAGGTTACATCCGTCTGCTGACTGAGTATTGCAACGACGATACGTTTGACCAAGACATCAAGATTGGCCGCGTCCGTAACTCATTTAGTGTTTACATGGACCCCACTATCCAAGACCCATGCGGCTCAGATGCCGAATACTGCTTTATCACTGAAGATATACTAAAGTCAGAATATGAGCGTTTGTTTCCTGACGCATCGCCAATTAGCACATTATATAGCCAAGGCGTCGGTGATCAGGGCATTTCGTCGTGGCTACAAGAAGATACAATCCGCATCGCGGAGTATTTTTACAACGTCTACGACTCCGAAACGCTGCATCTGTACCCAAATAACCAGACTGCCAAGGCTAACTCGCCGGAAGACAAAGAACTTAAAAACATGTACGGCAAACCGCTTCGCACACGCAAAGTGGACCGAAAAAAAGTCATGTGGATGAAGACCAATGGCTATGACATTCTTGACGAGCGCGAATGGTCAGGCAAATATATTCCTGTCGTGCGCGTAATCGGCAACGAATGGGAAGTTGACGGACAGATATACATCTCTGGTCTTGTGCGTAACGCCAAAGACGCCCAGCGTATGTACAACTACTGGACCAGCCAAGAGGCAGAAATGCTTGCATTGGCGCCTAAAGCGCCATTTATCGGTTATGGCGGCCAATTTGAAGGCTACGAAAACCAGTGGAAGACTGCCAACACGACCAACTGGCCGTATTTGGAAGTCAACCCAGACGTTACAGACGGCGCTGGAGGCGTTCTCCCGCTGCCTATGCGCGCACAGCCACCGCTGCCCCAAACAGGTCTGATACAGGCTAAAATGGGCGCTGGAGAGGACATCAAGGCCACAACCGGCCAGTACGATGCGTCGTTGGGCGAGCAAGGCAACGAACGGTCTGCAAAAGCTATCGTCGCACGCGAAAAGCAGGGCGATGTCGGCACGTATCACTACGTTGACAACCTTGCGCGGGCAATTCGCTACATCACGCGCCAAATCGTCGATATGATCCCTAAAATCTACGACACGCAACGCATCGCACGCATCATTGGTGCTGATGGCGAAGTTAGCATGGTCAAAATGGACCCGTCGCAGGAAGAAGCTGTTACGGAAGTGCGTGACGAAACCGGCGCGTTGATTGAAAAGATTTACAACCCCGGCATTGGTACATATGACGTTATGGTCACTACTGGCCCCGGCTACATGACCAAGCGTCAAGAAGCACTCGACGCCATGAGCCAGATTTTGCAGTCTAACCCAGAACTTTGGTCTGTTGCCGGTGATTTGTTTGTCAAGAACATGGATTGGCCCGGCGCGCAGGAAATGGCGGAACGGTTTAAGAAAATCCTTGATCCCAAGGTACTGGCTACCGACGAAGAGTCGCCTGAAATGGCTGCTGCACAAGAGCAAATGGAAGTTATGGCGCAAGAACTGAACCGCATGGTCGATATTATTGAAGGCGTGCAGGCAGACGTTGCGAAGCGTGAAGTAGACATCAAGGAATACAAGGCACAGGTAGACGCCTACGATGCAGAAACAAAACGCATCAGCGCCATGCAAGCGGGGATGACAGAAGAGCAAATTCAGGATATTGTCATGGGGACGATTGCAGGCGCATTGGATACAGGTGATTTGATTAGCGGATCACCAGAAATGCGTGAGCAACCTCAAATGATTGAAGAAATGCGTGAGCAACCTGAAATGACCGAAGAAATGCCTCCGCAGCAACCAATGCAAGATACGGGCGGTATGCCTGAGATGCCACCTGAAGGAATGATGTAATGACCGTAAGCCTTAAACATACCTTTCAGTCTGCTAAAGTTGATAGCGCCGACGCAACGATTGTCCAGCCATCCAACTGGAACCAAGAACACGTATTGACAGCGGCTGCGGGTAAAGTTCTTGGCCGAGATACGTCAGGCGCAGGCGCGGTGCAAGAGTTGCCTATTTCCGTTACGTCTGCGGGCGATGTTACTATACCTAACAACTTTGCCGTCACAGGCACTACGACGCTTACCACCGCACTTGGTGTTGCGTCGGGCGGCACCGGCGTAGCCACACTTACAGCTAACAACGTCCTGATCGGGAATGGTACGTCTGCTGTTTCGACTGTTGCGCCCGGCGCATCAGGTAACGTACTTGTCAGCAACGGTACATCGTGGGCGTCTTCAGCGGCAGCAGTGGCCTACCCGCAAAACATCCAATCAGCAAACTACACGCTGGTTATTAGTGACGCAGGCAAGCAGATATTTCACCCTGTGGCCGACACCACTCCACGCAAATACACTATCCCATCAAACGCCAGCGTCGCGTTTCCTATCGGCACGGTAGTATTGTTTACAGTAGAAAACAGCGGTACGTTTGTAACCGTAGCAATAAACAGTGATACACTTGTTTTTGGTGCGGGAACAACAGGGACGCTTGCAGTCGCCGCAAATAACACGCTCATGTGCATTAAAGTTACCGCAACCAAATGGATGGCAAACTATTTATACCAAACAGGCAGCGCGGCGGCGTCTGACTCTATTGCCGTAGCGCACAACACAACACCCTTTGTTTCTGCCTACCCGTTTAACGTCAGTACTGGTTTTGGTATTAAATATACCGACCCAGCTACACTGCCTACTGGCACCAGCTACGGCGTAGCCTTTAGTCTTGCTGGCGATGCTATTGCCGTAGCGCACGACACAACTCCTTTCGTCACTGCTTATCCTTGGAGCGGTTTAAGTTTTGGCACTAAATATACCAACCCAGCTACACTGCCTACTGGCCTTGGCTTTGAGGTAGCTTTTAGTGCTGCTAGTGACGCCATCGCTGTAGCGCACGACGTATCACCACGCATTTCTGCTTACCCTTTTAACGCCAGCACTGGCTTTGGTACCAAGTATACCAACCCAGCTACGGTGCCTACAGGCGCTGGCACTGGCGTAGCTTTCAGCCCCGCAGGGAATGCTATCGCCGTAGCGCACGACACATCACCCTTTGTCTCTGCCTACCCGTTTAACGTTAGCACTGGCTTTGGCACTAAATATACCAACCCAGCTACGCTGCCTACGGGCCAAGGCACAAATGTAGCTTTTAGTCCTGCGAGCGACGCCATAGCTGTATCGCACCTCGTATCACCTTTTGTTTCTGTATACCCGTGGAGTGTTGGTTCTGGCTTTGGTACTAAATACGCTAACCCAGCTACGCTGCCTGCTGGCATTTGCAACGGCGTAGCGTTCAGTCCTGCTGGCAATGTCATCGCCGTAGCGCACAACACAACACCTTTTATTTCTGCATACCCGTGGAGCGGTTCAAGTTTTGGCACTAAATACACTAACCCAGCTACACTGCCTGCTAGCGACGCCAACAACATAGCGTTCAGCCGCGGTGGTGATGCCATTGCCGTAGCGCACAACTTAACACCTTTTGTCACCGCATACCCGTGGAGTGTTGGTTCTGGCTTTGGCACTAAATATACCAACCCAGCTACACTGCCTGCTGGCACTGGCAACGGCATAGCGTTTGGCATTTTTTAAACAGGACATTATATGATCTACACACAACTCAGCGATGAATACAAATACGACACACTCGCGGATGCGATGTATGCGCGTGAGGTTGAGTATTTTCATTACGACTTTGACCGTAAGAACTTTGAGCATCTGCTGGCAAACGCTACAGACAACGAGTTTGCGGCCAGCGTAGCAGAAAGACTTAACGACACCTGCAAGCAAATGGGCAATGTGGGCGCCATCATGACGGCGCTGAAAGCACAGATTGAAGACGAACAAGCATATGCAGACGCCGTCGTGCGTGTAACCGCCAAGCGGGAAGCAAAGGAAGCAGAATAATGTGGTATGTCCAAGCCCAAGGCGACACCTTCATACGCCACATCTTTGATGTCGAGCCGACGCAGTGGGACGCGGATAACTATTGCTATGCCCGCCGTTTGACTGACGAGCAAGTAACGCACTTTGGTGTTCACAAGAAGCAGATCGTCACGCCGCCATATCACGATGCAGCCACACAGAGCCTTGAAGAAGGCCCAGCGTTGCTAATCGACGGCGTTTGGACACAGAACTACATTGTGACGGACCTTAGCGCAGATGAGTCAGCCGCAAAGGTCGGCGCGCAATGGAATGTCATTCGCGCTGAACGTAACAAGCTGCTGGTTGCTTCGGATTGGACGCAACTACCTGACGCGCCTGTAGACGCTGCTGCGTGGGCTACATACCGTCAAGCCTTACGCGACGTAACGACCCAAGCTAACCCGTTTGCTATCGTCTGGCCCGAAAGTCCATCATCATGAAATGCGCTGACTTTGTAGGCACACTGTTTCTTGCGCGCGATGTAGCCCATTCGACGCACCTGAACACGCGCAGCTTTGCCAAGCACTCTGCTTTGAACACTTTCTATGATGAAGTGATTGACTTGGCTGACAAATTTGCTGAAGCGTACCAAGGCAAATATGGCCTAATTGGCCCTATTTCGCTTATGTCAGCTAAGAAGACAAACAATATTGTTGCGTTTCTTGAAGGTCAGGTAGACGAACTGATGGAAATGCGGTATAAAGTCGTTGATAAAGATTGCACCCCTTTGCAAAACATTATCGACGAGATTTTTGGGTTGTATTATTCAACCTTGTACAAATTGAAATTTTTGGCTTAGGATAATACATATGGCTGCTACTTTTGTATCTTTGAGTGCTACCGCACAAGTCAAGGTTGGTCTTGGTAAACTGAAGGGTATTTTTGTATCTTCAGGTACCGTTCCAACTGTCGCTGTTTACGACAGCGCAACGGCGTCTACCGCCGATCCAATTATCTTAAACACTTTTACGTCAGCTACCCCCGGTAACCTGTCTCTT